TTGGAATATACGCATCCGCGGTAATCTCGCCAGAAAAATCAGCCATTAGTGTGTCTCCTCGGTTAAAGGGCTCACGCTTGGTTTGTCATACGTCATTGCACGTGCTGAATCGCCTAGTCCCTTTGTGGTTGGGTCAACGGTTACACCAATAGCACCCAAGACAGCTACAACCACAGTACCAATGAGGTATGGGTTGCTGATGAACTTGACGAACACATCAGCCAAGCTACCCCATGTTGTGAGGTCAGAGTATGCCAGTCCCAAATATGCCAGGACAGGACTCATGACAATGCCAGCCATGCCAAGCCACCACGCAGGGTTGTGAAGTCTTACTTTCCAGTTAATCATTTCTGCTCCTTAAATCAGAATTAGTGTGAATGCGTCTGTTCTAGGCGCTCCAGTCTCCCCGCCTGGTTACGTGTCGCATCCTCGACAACTGCCAGACGGGTGTCATGAATAGAGAGGGCATCGCGGATATTCGTAATAGTTTCGTCCGTGCGTGCCATGTAAGCCGTGAAGGCTTTCTGAGTGTCATCTATGTCACTCTTGAGCTGCTTCACGCCTTCTTCGATACGTACAAGTCGCATCGCGTCTTCCTGGCTTGCACGCGTCATAGCCTTAGCACCGTTAATGAGCGTCAAGACCATGCCGAGAAACGATACCGCTGCCACGATCTGTTCGAATGTTAGTGGGTTCATGCCGTCACCTCCTATTCCAGACTCTTAGGAATGAGAGGAACAATGCCAGAGCAATACCCGCTGTCATAGTTGTAGAAGTACACATGACCGTCTCCGCCACCAGCAGCGCCAATCCAAATCTTTGCGGTGTTGTTTCCCTTCTGCGTTGCAAGTGGATAATATCCAGCATTAGACGGAAGTAGGTCACTAGGAATCTGTGCCGTGGTTGTATATGTTGGATATCCACCGGTCAAGAAGCAATCAAGATACATCACGCCGCCACGAACGCAATAACGAACACGCACGGAAGAGTTGTTGACTAGGTCAGTCCAAGGTACGAACTTCAGAAGTTTGACAAGGTCATCAATCTTTGTGTAATTATTGCTGATGAAATTCTTAGATATCTGCAGACCCTTGTCATTGATAAGGATGTTATTAGCACCAATCATTGCAAGCATCTGATTACCAACTAACATCACAGTATCTTTTGCATTAAATCCAACATTGTCGGAACTAAGTAGAGTACCTTTTTTCTCGACGCCTGGAAGACCACTTAGAACAGTCTGGTCTGCGTCAATAATTAGTTTGTCCCCTGCAAGGCTTACTCTTTTACTTGTAAAAGATGCGTTGAGAGTCTTACCGTCCATGAGCCAAACGCCGTCTTTGTTGACCCACACAAACTGCTTAGTCTTATCACCCACATAAGCACCGCGTGCATCATGCGAGAAAGCGTTTGCCATATCATCAACCGTTGCCTTCACCTCTGCCGCTTTATTGCTTGCTTCTGTTGCCATAGTCTTCGCCTCCTTTGCTGCTGTGTTTGCATTTGCTGCGTCTGTGGCCACGTGACTCACTTCCTCTGCTGCCTTCTCAGCTTTAGCCGCTACAGTCTCGACTTTCTCTGCCGCTGCTGTGGCTGTGGTTGCTACGTCAGCAATCCTCTCTGTGGCTGCGTCGGCCTTCTTCTCAACCGCTACCGCTTTCTCCTCGACGGCCGCAACTTTGATAGTTGTTGTTGCTGCCTCTTTAGCAATATTCCTTGTTGCGTTAGAGAGAGAAGTAACACGCTTTGCGATGCTTTCCTGCACGGACTCTTGTGAGCTCGTGGCTCCCTTTGTCAGCGTTGCAGTAATTGCGCCAAGCTTGTACTGAGTTGCGGTTGGGTTAGTGAGGTTAATGGTGCGACCTGAGCAGATCATGTAGCGCTCGATGCCGTGTGGCCCGCTCTTAACGAATACACGATCTAGGAAATCAATTGGTAGCGTTTGCTCATTAAGGTTGTGCAAGTCGAATGCCGACACCTCAATAGAGTCATCAAGCTTGCCAGCTGCAAGGTCTGCAACAGCCTTATCAGCAAGTGCTTGCGGTTTATCCAAGTCGTAGGACATAGTCTTTTCGATGAGTCCGTACTTCTCAACAGCTGTCATATCGACAACTGCATCATCCTGGATAGCAAAGCCAAAGGGAACATAAGCTGTCTCAGCTGATACGTTGACTTTGTGCTCATCCTGGCCCTTGCCAGTCTTACCGACTGGAACAATAGCGGTGTAGATGTCCTTGCCGTCTACCTGTGTGTCGAGGTCAAGCAAGTTACTGCCAAGCTCTACTCTCTGAGTGGCTTCCGCTGCGCCTGTGTCTGGAAGCCAGTCGATAATAGATCCTGTTGCGTCATACCTTACGCGCAACCAACCGCCGCAAGCTTTCTCAAGCTTGTCACGCATCTCTTTGAGCGTTGCAGGACGTGTGCCTGTACCACGTTGTAGCTTGCCGAAATTCACACCAGCATTAACGCCAATTCTGAACTTCTCGCACGCATTCATGACGTGTGCGTTGTGCTGCTCAATGAACCACTCGAACAGCTTGTTAGCTTCAGCAGGTGCGTTGATGTCACACTCAATCTCATCGGTGTCATAAGTCTTGTAAGGTCTCACGGTAGTGTCATTGAGGTATGCCATTGCGCCCTCACACGTTAGCTTCTTACTACCGTCAAACTCCATTGAGATTGCTCTGACACGGCCACGGAACAGAACGATACCAGTCTCAACCTCTAGCAACTCAACTTCTCTGTTGGGAAGCATTACCGTGTCACGAGTAAAGCTATCCCAGAGCGGGTGCGTCGGCTGGATAGTAAGAGAAAGAGTCGGAGATTGCCCCGACTCTTCCTTTAAGGTACCAGCTGAGATTTGAACGTCTGTACGTGGGTCATGAAGCACACTGCCCGCATACTTCAAGATGTACATTTAAGCCACCCTCTCCCACATATAGACAGCGCGATATGGTGGCATGTTGTTATGTGGCTGGCCACCGCCGACCGCATCAACCTGGAAGCGGTAATTGGTATACGTATCAGCTGAGCGTGCCGTCCACTGAGTGCCACCGCCGTTATCCGTGCCATAGTGCATGGAGGTGTCATGGCTGTGGCTTGGCATCTCGTTAATGGTTAGCGTGTGAGTATCCTCGCCGCCCGTTGAGCCAGCGGGGAACTTCTGCGACTGAGCCAAGAGGAATACACCGTTTAGAGCCTGCCATGTGCCACCAAGGAATGTCGAGGGGTCAGTTGGCTTGGTGCTCTGATAAATCGCACCTACTGGAAACATAGCGTCCAGGAGGTCGAAGTTCTTGGCCAAGTCCTTAATAGTCTGCGTAACATCATCTGTTACGTCTGGCTTAGTAAGTCCAAGCCTTGCTGTTTTAGTACTCATTAAATGTCCTTCCACTCAAACTTGAGGGATACGTCATTGCCTGGATGGTTCTCGTTATCGCCAATGTACATGTTGTTTTGCCATGCGCCACGTACGCTCTCCCACGTCTTGCCTGTGTAAGCCTGCCATTTAAGGCTCTTGAGCCTGTTCTGGCCTGCTCTTGCAAGGTAACTAAGCGTGAGCCCGTCAAAGCGATTCCACTTATCGCCGGTGTAATCACGCCATAAGGCTGTACCGTAGTCAGGCGTTGTGTTCACAACGATTGTGTTCTTACCATTGTGGAGTCGTGCGGCATCGCTCGACCATACGCCAGGACTCAAGAAGAAGCTTGTACCGTTGATGTTTACGATTGCGTTTGCTTGCGTGGTAATGACCGCTAGAGCGTCATGCGCAGGACCGTCAACAACGTACGATTTGCCAAGCTCACCGTTGAGCAAATACTCGACAATGCCCTTGCTCTTGTAAGGCTCGCAAACAACCTTTACTTTGACAGCCGCGCCTTGCATAAACATCTTCTGGGTATCGACCTCAAAGCGTCCGTGGTAGGTGTAACCCTCATCCCAGGACAGCTTGAAGTCATACGCTCTGCCATGCAGGAAGTTGCGCAGCTTAGTAAGTGACTGCTCAATCTCTAGCCAGTCAAGAGCGGCGTTTGGATAGCAGATAAACTCGATTGTTCGCTTACCAAAGAGCGGACGGTGTGCGAACCACTCAGAAAGGTCAAGAACACCATCAGCTCCAGGAATAGTGACTTGCATTGTCTTTGGCGCAGGTGGCGTGTCAACGTAGTCTGTCATGATCATGTTGAACGTCTCACAAAGTGGCGTGCCGTCTACATACATTTCTAAGTTCATCGACTAGCCACCACCTTATATGCACCCAGGTTAGCGTCAACGTAAGGAGATACGACACCGCCAACAAGCCTTGCATCCATGTAAAGCTTCATGTTCTTAAGGTCATCTCGCATGTTCCTAATCTCAGCAACAACAGCGCTCTCATGGTTAGACTCATTCATCGCGTCAACCATGTAGCCTTTGATGTTGTCGATTGGAAGAATCGCTTCTGGACCAGCTTCACCGCCGACCATTGGGCGTGTTCCGTTCATTCCAAACATCGTTGGCTTAGTCAGAATGCCGCCTTCTGCATACCAATCAATACTTAAATGTGGAACGGAAGGTGGAGCAATCGAGAATGAACCGGAGATGTTGAAGTGTGGCAGCTTGATGTGTGGTAGCTGAATAACAAGACCAGCAAAGAAGCTCTTAATTCTTCCTGGAATGCCAGAAATAAAGCTAACCATGTTGTTGAAGTTGCTTTTGATACCATCACCAATCGAGTAACAGAAGTCCTTCCATGCAAGGAATGCAGCTGTTCCAAGTGATAGTGCGGCGGCAATACCGCTCATACCATTGTGGACAACTGTTGCTAGTCCCTCGATAACAGGTCTCAGAGCGCCACAAATCTCGCGAACGGTAACGCCAAAGTTGGCAGCGTCACTACCAGCATTGGACATATCGTTACCCATGTCATTAAAGAGCGGAGTAACAGACTGAATACAAGCTGTGAGGTCCTTTGCAACCTGGTAGATTAAAGGCTGTAGCGCATAGAAGACACCATTGATGGTATCAATCAAGAAGCTCAGAACGCCATTCAAGCCTTCCATTGCGCCACGAACGAGCGGCAAAACACTAACGCCAAGCTCCATAAGCGGCTCGATAAATGGAGTAAGCACGTTCAAAATGTTCGAGAGTAAGTCCATAAAGAACTCTAGAGCAAGTGACACCTGCTCCATGTTGGCCTTGAAGATACCATTAACTTCATCCAGAGCGTTTGTATTCTCAATAATGCTATTGAACGAATCGCCAATGCCCTTAGCAAAGTCTTCAATGGAGCTTATAAGTCCCTCAAGAGAATCAGCAACGCCATAGACATCAAAGCCTGTTGTATCGATGAAGTCACCGATAGCAACTTGGTTGTCAGACAAGAAAGACTCAATAGATCCTGTCAACTTCTCTGCGACACTAGCTCCAAGGTCCTTGAGGTCTGTTGCCTTGGCTGCGCTGGTAAACGATGAGAACATACCAGACGCAATAGACTTAAAGTCAAGGCTCTCAACAACAGCAGCAAGCATGTTGCCAAGTTCCTCGCCAATGCCCTTTGCAACGTCTGGTAGAGCCTTAAAAAGTCCCTTGGTGATTCTGACGATTGTTGGAATGAGGTTCTTTGCAACCGTTCCAATAGACTTCAGAAGCTTCTCAGACATGCCTTCAATATCGCCATTTGGGTCACCGAGCGCTGTAAGCCAGTTCTCCCAGGAAGCCTGCATCATCTGAATAGAGCCTTGGATAGTCTCTGCTGCTTCTTCAGCAGAGTTACCCATAATGCCTTGCTGCTCCTGGATGTCATGGATTGCCTGGACGATGTCACCATACTTCTCAATGGTTAAGTCACCAGCGCGTCCTTGTGCCTTCTCAAAAGCGTTAGCGTCTGCAATAAGACGCTCCATCTCTTGCTTTGTACCACCATAACCAAGCTTCAAGTTGTCAAGCATCGTATAGTTCTGCTTAGCAAAGCCTTGATATGCGTTCTGAATGTCTTGAAGGTTAGAGCCAAAGATTGATGCATTGTCAGCCATGTCGGTAATTGCCATGTTGCCCGCACGAGCAGCTGCAACTACATCGCCGCCAAAGGATTGCTTAAGCGCCGCGCCCATGCTATTAAGCTGATCCATATACTGATTCATCGAGACACCAGCAACGGCATAGGCAGCTTGAGCATTAGCCATGACCTGACTGGAAGCTTCACCAAAGATTTTCTCTACGCCGCCAGATAGCTGCTCAAAGTTTGCGTATGCGTCAAGTGACTGTTTGCCGATTGCAATCATTGTGGCGCCGATTGCAGCAACTGCCGCTGTAACTCCCAAGGCAGCTGTCTTCATACCGTCAAACGCTGCTGTTGCTACGCCTTCATTAAAGCCTTTAGTCGAGGGAATGACGGATACATAAGCAGAACCCACTTCTGCGTTAGCCATATTCACCTCCTAATTTAATGTGAGTCCCACCAGTCGTTAAATTGGCTGATTGGGATTGGGTCCTTGCCGTAGACCTCCTCTTTGGCGCTCTCAACGCCAGGGCGCGTGAGTGGCTTAGGCTTAGGCTGCTTCTTGGTTGTGTGAGCAGAGGAATACATCCACGTTAGCTGGCTTATTTGGTCTGAGAGCATTGCAAGAAGCTGTGGAACAATCTCTTGCGATTCCCAGAGTGCATAGTCAATGTCATCCGGATGTGTTGCCTTCCAAAGTGCTGAAGTCTTAGGCAAGTTCTGAATAAAAGAAAAGAGCGCCCTATAAGTAAGGCGCTCTCCAAGGTCATCTAATGTGAAGCTTGTGAGGGTCATAAGGTCATATTCAAGCTCTCCAGTATGCTTAAGTATTAACTGCGAGAGCCAAACTATTCCCCCGCTTCAACCTCACCAGCTTCAACACGCATTTTATTCCACTCAGACATGATGGAAGATAGATCGTCAATACTAAGCTTCTCAACCTCAACAACATAAGGCTTCAAGAAGCTTACAAACCACTTCACTGCTTCCATGCTAGAAGCTTCAGCATTCTCAAGAATGCCAACACGCTCAATGTCTGCGAGGGTCAGCTGGAGAGGGATATGACACTCTGCACCATCAACGGTAATATCAAGCGTCTTATGGGAGGTTGAGAAGTTAAGCATTATCGAGTCACTACTCCGTCATCGGTAAGGATATAGATACTATTGCCCTGCGCGTCTGGCTGGCACTTCAGCTCGATTGGGAGAGCAATAGCTTCAGCGGACTGGAAGTTCATGTCTGATGGTGGGATAGCCTGGCCGCGTGGAACGATAATCATCATCTTCGCAGCGCCATCCTTCAGCTTGAACACCCACTCGCGGACCTCTGGAAGCCTTGCACCGATTGCAATCTTCATCTGAGTGCCACGAGTAGAAGTTGCAGCGGTAACGGTTACAGCATCCTTACCAAACGCGCGAGTCGCTGCACGCTCGGACATTTCAAGCTCAGTGAACTTGACCGTACCATCGAACTTCTCCAGAAGCTGACGAACATTAGCACCGTTTGCTTCGGTGATGTCCTTAGTGGAGTAGTCGGTAGAGAGCGCGATACCGTCGCTAGAGATATAACCAGAATCCTTAAAGGCGGCATTAAGAGCAGAGTTCAAGTCTGTTGGAAGCGCGGTACCAACAGGAGCGTCCAGGACAGCGCCAGTGGTAGCCTGGTCAAGAGCGCCAACAAGCACTTTGGAAGCGTCAACTGCCATAGTTAATTCCTTTCATCTTTAATATTTACTGACATAGAGAACGTGACTTGCCACACGACAAAGTCGCCTTCCTGCTTGCCATAACTGAATACGTTTGGAGGGAAGACTGCATTAATGTTTTTGTCGGTTGGTGGGGTCACTTTAAGAGCAATAGCGAGCTCATGAGCAACCTGCTCAGAGCGTGCACTGCTCCTCGTCCAAATTGATATGGTGTATTCAGGGGAATCATGCGGATAGTCCATCTCGCCGCCTGTACGGTCAACAAGAAGGAACTCATCTGGAGTGTTCTTCTGAACTTCGGTTGAACATGGCAAACCGATTGTGGTATGTGCCCACTTAATAACGTGCTCCATTGAGCTGAATATCATGATTACCCCCTAGCTGCCTTTTGCAGCGTGTTATGCAGAGCATTAGAGTTGATTGCGTGCACACTTGCTGTATGGACTACAGCGTGAGCACGGTTCTTTCCGACCGTGACCTTTACGCCATAATCTTTTGCGCCATACATTGAAGCAGCACGAGCTCGTATCTTCTCTGCACTCTTACGTAAGACTTCCTGCGTCTTAGCACCAGTCAAGATTGATGTCAGCTTGTTGGCTTTATAGATCATCTTGACTGTGCCGCCCGCGTTAGAAGCCGTGAACTGCCTAGCCATCAACAACTCCAAGCGGTACTAAGCAGCTCCATTTCCAACCCTTCGGAATCATCTGCTCTGGGAAGTCAACCGGAGCGCCGACAACGTTGAACCAACGCTTGCCGTCTGGGCTAACCTGCGCGCGTCTGAGACGCTCTGCCCAACCACGAGGGAAGTAGGCAGTGGCCGTAACTTCAACGCCTTCAGGTCTACTCACTTCTAGGTCCTTTGGCTGGAATGGTGCGAATAGACATCCAGGAACACTTATTGGCTCTGAGTATGTGAATGACTCATTGCCAAATCGGTCGACACCAGATGATGTGCGCTCCTTAACAAAGAGCGTCATTGTTGGCTTCATTAGTCCTCCTTTGGAAGAGGGTTTGCGAATATCGCGTACCCTTCATCTACTCCAAGAAGTGACTTCTCAAACGATGTGAAGTAGATGTCTCCGGTTGGATTTGAATAGGACACCGAGCCGCCAAAAGGTGACGCAGTCCAGGACTGCGACTGCACGCCGATTGGTGTTTCTGAACCAGCCTGGAGTACTCGGATTGCCACCTGGCAAACAACAAGCTTCAGAACAGCTGGGTCCTTAGACTCAACATCGCAAAGAGCGCCAACAGCAGCAGAAATAAGGGAGAGCAGGTTCTCCGCTCTCCCTTCATCTGTTGCCTCTAGGGTTGGAAACATTGCTTTTAAGTCGCTTAGAGTTGCGAAGGGCTTAATCTGCCCCGCCATAATTAAGCGCTCTTAAGAACTGCAAAGCCCTTAGGGTCAATAACAGCGTAAGAGTAAACAACCTCTGCGCGGTAAGCTACCTGGCCAAGACGCTTGAGGTCGCCGAGTCCATCTGGGTCACCAGTCTCGATGGTCTCAATGTTGATGTCGCGGACAATGCCCCACTTAATGAGGTTGAAGTCACCCATAACTGCGAGAACCTTGGTTGCAGTCTTAGCAAGAGCACCGGAGACAGTGTTGGAAGTTGCAGCTGCAAGGCCGTCGACTACACCAGTGTTGAGGTTGATTGGAATCTCAGGGAACATACGCAGACCGGTGTTCTTGACACGAACCTTGCGCAGGCTGGAAGCGTATGCCTTGGAAAGACCGATACCAGAGATGGAGTAGCCTGGGTCAACTGCATCAGCGAGTGCATCGAGGTCAGCAGCTGGGTCAGTGGTTGCAGTGACAGCGGTTGCACCGGTGGTCAGAGCGGTCAGACCAGTTGCAGCCATACCAGTTGCAGGGTTGAGACCATGGAAAACCAGGTAGTCAAGACCACGGCCAAGAGCAGCAGCAGACTTGTCAACGATTGCGTCAACAATCTGAAGCTGGCTGTCCTCGTCTGCCCACTGAACCTCATTCGAGAAGCGGACAGTGACAGAGAGCTTCTTGATGGTGTGGTCTACTGGCTTCAGACCGACAGTCTGAGAAGAGTGCTGTGTGGACTCGCCGACAATCTCAGCTTCTGGGTCCTGGGTGAACAGGATGGAAGCGCGGTTGGCAAAGATTGCTGGAGAGGAAGCAGACAGAGTCTGAATGACGGAAGTATCTGCAACCTTGGAGACAAGGTCCTTTGCAATCTCAACAGGAAGCTTAATGTTAGTAGTGTTTGTTGCTGGCATTGTTAAATCCTTTCTTAATTACCAAATAATTGACGTGCAAGCTCAGCCTTTGCGGAGTTATCTCCTGCTTCGGTAGTGAACTTGCCAGGGTGTGGAGCTTTTACTCCTGCTTTAGGCTTTAGGTGCTTGACGAGTACTTCTGCAAACTGGCGCATATCCTCTTCTGTGGAACCTACAACAAGCTCTTCCGGCACACTAAACTCAGACGCAATCTTTCTCTTCATTGAGGCTTGTTCCTCACGGGTCTTATAGCCCTTTATTGTGTCTTCTGCTTCCTGTGCACGTTTCTGTGCTTCTGCAAGCTCCTCTGTGGCTTTGGAGTTCTCCTTAGAGCGCTTCTCCCATTTGCGTGCTTGAGCTTTCCAATATTCAACAGTGTCAGTCTCAGAAGTCTGTGCAGTTTCTTCTTTGACTTCCTCTATTGTCTCTTGTACTTGCTCCTGCTCAGTAGTGTCTGGCATCTTATGCCCCCTTCTTTCTGTCCGTGCGGACGTTAATAAAAAACCAGCTGTGCAGCTGGTTGATTACACCGATTGATTAGAGTCAGTATCTTGTTCTTGCTGTTTACGCTTCTGTTGCTCCTGGTATTCGAGCCACTTTGCGTAGTATTCCTTTGGGTTATAGCCACCAACCTGTGTTCCAGGCTTACCAGCTACAACCTTGCAACGACAGTGATCGTGATAGTGTCTTGTTGCGCCTTCTTTGGTGAAGTAGAAACCGTTTGCAGCAAGACGAGCGCAGAACGCACACTCATTACCTTGAGGAACGCGTGCAAACTTCAGTCCATGACGTGAACCTGCGTTTGTTGTGGTTCTGTTCGCTTGCTGCAATACCTCGCTCTCAAGCAGGTTGCCGCACATCTCCAAGAACTCTGAAGCCTTGATGTCATTGTGTGTGGCAAACTCTGCAATCTGCTCTCGATATTTGGTATTGACAAACATTGGAACATTAGCGAGGTCTGTGTTACTCGCATGCTCACCGCTTGTTTTGTCAAAGAAGTCGAGTGCAATCGAACCGGCTGCATCACCGTAGGTGAGCGTTACACTCACCATCGACTTATTGACCAACTCAATGAACTCGACATCATCCATGTCTGGCTTAATCTTCAAGCCTGCTTGGATGAGTCGTTCAAGACTGGAGCGTGCTCTACCTTGCAAGCGTGTAAGCGTTGCGTGGTATGCGTCCATCTCTCTTTTGCTGATGTTCATGGCTACTCACCCTGTGAAGCTGCTTTGACAAGCTCCTGTGAAGCAAACCTGCGTCTGTCGGCCTGGAGTTCTGTGAGAACGTCATCCTTATAGCCAAGAGCTCGCAGAGGAACATCAGAGCTTGCAAGCCATGGGAAGGTCGATACCTGCTTTGTAATGGCATCAGACATTGAGACTGGCGATGGCGTCTCAGGGTTAGCAAAGACAGCCGTTGTCTCGTTGTCTCGCATGGCACTGTAGAAGTCCAAATCATGCTTTACTGCAAGAGCCATTGCAGAGACATTGACAAGAGAGCGCTTGCAAGAAGCGATGTAGCTTGTAATGTCAATAATTGCGTCTTCCTGGTTAGCAATGATGGCATCTGCTGAAGTTGGGTTAGCAGATGTGAAGCTCAGCGAAGAAAGAGGAACGTTCGTTGCATCTGAGAACATGGAAGCCAAGAGCTTCATATAGTCACTGTGAGGCTGCATGGTGAGCTGTGGAAGCTGTCCGTAGTTCGGAATCTGTTTGTTCTTGTTTGGCGTTGCGATAAAAGTTGAGCCAATAAACGCGCCAAATGGTGAGTCAGCAATCTTCTGAGCAACGCTTGCGTCAGCTCCGAGCAGATACTTCTGTGGAGCAGAAGCAAATGCGGCGGTTGCGCTCATGTTAAGAATCTCACGTTGAGCATCATCAACAAGGCTCATAACCGTGCGGCTAATGCGTGAGGTACCGAACGGACGCTCAAGCGTTGAATGATACGCCACGGGCTCAACGGGAACTCTGCCCATTGAATGAGACTCTTCTGTTGCGAACCATCTGCCATCGAGCAAGCTGAGCGTGATGAATGTATCGTCTGTGAAGACATATACGAGTGTTGGAGTCTTAATCGACTGTGTTCTGTTCCACTCAGCGTCAACAACTACAAGAGCAGCTTCAATGCGCTTCTTAGCGTCTGACCAAATAGCAGATGCAGCCGTTGCAGGATAGCCGGAGATAACAACATCTGGCTCATTAAACTCTGGGTTGCCCTGGGTAACACTAATGAACGCAACTGAGTGCCTGAGTGAACTCATGACTACCTTGCGCACCAAGTTCTCCAAGTCATTCTCACGAGAAATGGCGCGAAGTTCCTCTTTAACAGCTGTGTCAGTCGCATTGAAGTTCTGAAACTGTACACGATCAGCCCACCAGTTGACACATTTTGCGGCCCAATCAATCTTGGCATCAATCTTAGAAGCCAACTGAGGAAGAACAGAAACGCCAAGGTCTTTAACCTTGACATTACCGTTGTAGTAACGGTCTCTGAGAACATTCCTGGTGTAGTGCTTGCGCCATACCGCAACAAGCTGAGAGACAACCTCTCTGTTCTCATCTGATAGACCAATGGCAGCAGCCATGGAAGCATCGAGTCCTCTATCCACTAGAAGAACACCTCGCCTTCATCTTCATCATCTTCATATTGTTTTGCTGCCCAAGCAGCTAATGTGGCAGCTTCAACAACCGCTGCTCTCTCACCATCAAAGCCCCAGCCGCCCGTGCGGCCGATAGGGCGCTTATAAGACTCAGTGACTGCCTTTGTCAGTTCGTCTTCTTCTGAGTCATCTAAGGAATCAGGCTTAAACCATGTAATCGAGCCTTCATTGACTGCGTCAACAAAGTCAACGTTGGCCGTGATTAAGTCAGCGGCCGCTGGAATTGTCACGTTGTCTTCTGGGACAGAATCAATGACACGTCTATAGAGCGACTCAGCGCCCGCTTTACCGTCAATGATGACCGGAACTGTTTGAGCGCGTTTAGTCACAAACTCTGCAAGTGCTTGCTTGCCGCCGATTGTGGCCCTCTTATCCACGAGCTCAACGTGTGTTGTGTCGCCGTCTTTGATAGCGACACACACAGCGAAGTAGATTCCATCAACTGAGAACTTCACCGCATATGCCGAAGGTGTGCCTTGAGGTGGCGTAGATGTTGCGTATCTCTGCCAAGTCTCTTTGTCAATGAGCGGTGCTCCCGCACCTCCTGCAAGCTCTTGCGGGGTAAGCCATACGCCTAGGCACTCTTGAGCAAACTGCAAACTATCCATCTGAGTTCTAAGGGCTCTCAGAGCTGTAATATTCGTAATGCCTTCAACAAGCGAGGGTGCTGCTTGGTACCAACGCTCCTCGTCTGTGACATCGCCGACTTCTTCAAGTCCATACTCAATCCAGGACGTCTCAATCTCGCCATTGTTGTTAATAGCATCTGAGCGCATCTTGTCAAACTTGTCAGCTGGAGAGCCGGCTCGCCTTGGAGTACCCATGTAAATAAATTGCGGGTTCTTATTAGGACCACTAGAAGTAGTTGGCAACAAGGCTTGAACGTGCTCTGGTAAAAGTTCCTGTGCCTCGTCAACCACAATGATGTCGAAGGTGTTACCAAGGTTTGCCGTCTTGGTGCGACAGCTGAAGGCAATAAAACCTTCTCCTTTGCCTTCTGCTTGTGGCTTAAAGGTGAAGCTTTCTTGTGCGGTCTTTGACGATACTCTCAAGAGTGCATCGTTGAAGTACTTGATACCTCGCACTTCATCGTTTGGCTTAGTACCTAGGATATTGCGGAAGTCCTCGAGCGTCTTAACCGTCGTATTGTAGTTGTGAGCAGTCCACAGAATGCGGTAGCCAAACATCATGGCAAGTGTGATGACATACCACTCGACAATCGTTGTCTTGCCGTTCTGTCTTGGAACTGACAAACCGAAGATGCGTTGAATAAATTGAAGACTAGCATCAACTGCCGCCAGTATTTCAAGAACCATTGCTTGCCACAGAGCAAACTTAAAGCCACCTTCTTTAGCAAGGGCAACGACAAGCGGTGCCAGCGATTTAGTGTATGGCTTGTAGATACAAAATCTAGGCTCCAACGACGAACTTGAGGGCTTGTGCGACTGCGTCGTCGTGCTTTGTCTCAACGACATCTGTTGCATCAGCCCCCTCCAGTTCAGCAATCTGCGTGACCGCTGCTCGATACTCTTTGGATATTGCGGAAATGTTGCGTGGATCAGCAATCAACATTTGCTCTCTGAGCAAATTGCGAAGCTCCTTCAAACGCTCGATTGTGTTCTGTTGTTTGCGCTCTCTGAATGGCAGCGTGTGAGTAAGTGTCTCTTTGTCTGGAAGCTTCTCCATCGCTGTCTTTGCTGCGTTGTTTTTTTGCTGATACATGCTGTAGTACTTCTGCACTACTCGCACGGAACGGCCAATGGTATCTGCAATAACCTTGTTTGGAACGCCCTGGTCTTTAGCCTTTAGAATGTAGTTAATCTCAGTTTGCGAGAGTGTTGCTCCATGCTTACTATTCGCCATGCACGCTCCTTCCGTTCATGTGTGCATTCTCATTCGTAGCCAGCTATATTGCCCCGTCTGAAAAAATGGCTCTGTGCCGCCGAGATAGCCGCTGCTT